TCTAACACAGGTCAAGGTGGAACTGAAGGTGGGCCTGGGACTGGTAAAGCACTTCTATATACGCCAGGCCAATCTTTAGAAGTTCTCGGCACTGGATTAAAAGTTAGAAATGCTGGTGATAATACTGAACTTCCAGCAAAGATTATAAGATGCAAAAATGGTGATGTAATTGTTGATTGTTATAATGGTAACATTACACTTCGAGGAAGAAACATTACTCTTGATGCCAATGGTGGTGGTCAAGATGGACAGATTATTTTGAGTGCGAATCGTATTATTAATGCAAAAGCACCAGATATACGACTTCAAGGTGAAAAAATATTAGTTGACGCTACTAACAGAGTTGATATAATAAGCAAGGGATTCTTTCAACTTAAGTATGGGTTCTCGTTGGCTGCTGCTCATGGTGACATGGACTTTGGTGTGTTAACACAAACTCTTAAAAAAGATATCTTAGCTACACCCACAACTCTCGGAGATGAATAAATGCAAATAGTTAAAACACAAACAGATAAATTAGTTGTTGGGTCGAATGATGTCTCACATCCAGAGGGGAAAGACCAGTCTCCAACTGGAACTGCGGTACTGAACGGCCCTGTTTATGTTGGAAAAACTGGTGCATCACCAAATTATGAGGCAGTTTTAAATGTAACGTCAAACTCTGCACAACAATTGCCTGGCGACCAACAACCAGCTTGTAGTGCAAGTTTGGCAATAAAATCCGATGGTAATCTAACTGTTGCTGGTGATGGTAAGACTGCGAATGCTTTACTCATATCTGGTGGTTCATCAGTAGATACGATACATGTCATAGGTGATATGTTTGTTAGTGGTGCGGTTGACTGTGGTAACAAGGGTAAACTCGCTGCTAGATTTGGAGTTGCTGACGGATTACCACCAAAAGCTTTTGATATAGAACATCCTACAAAGGGAAAAGGTCATCGTCTTCGTTATGTTTCTTTGGAGGGCCCAGAATCATCTGTTTATTGTCGTGGTAGATTAAAAGAGTCTAATGTAATCCATTTACCTGATTATTGGAAAGGTTTAGTTCATGAGGATAGTATCACTGTTCAGTTACAACCAATTGGGACAAATCAAAATCTTGTAATACAAGAGTTTAACAATGAATTCATTGTTATCGCAGAGGATTCAACTAATACTGATTTGGTTACTGATTTATCAACCATTGATTGTTTTTACCATGTATATGGCGAAAGAAAAGATGTGAATCCACTATTAGTTGAGTATGAAGGAAATAGTAGATATGATTATCCAGACCCAAACTTTAGAGAGGATTCAGATATTCCTGCTGAAGATCGTAATTACCGTGATCCTAAATATAATTTCCCAAGAAACACAATTACAAGTTGAATAAATAAACTTAGACAGAATCTGTAATTAGAGAAGAATAGAATGCCTCTTTCAAGACTGGAGAATTTTCTAAAGAATATACAAGGTAATGTTATCTACGTTGACCCCAATGAATTGGATGCGACTGATAGTATTGAAAACCAAGGAAACTCCCAAACCCGACCATTTAAAACCATACAGAGGGCTCTAATCGAAGCTGCTAGGTTCTCTTATGTTGTAGGACAAAGAAACGATAAGTTTGATTTAACAACAATCATCCTCGCTGCTGGTACACATACAGTGGACAACAGGCCAGGATTTATACCTGTCAGTGTCAGTGGGGAAGCGAGATATACAACAAGATTTGGAAACACTAATCAGATATTAAGTCCTTTTGGATTAGGTAGTAACTTTGATTTAACATCACCTGATAACGAACTATTCAAATTAAATAGTGTTCGTGGTGGTGTCATCATACCAAGAGGTACATCAATTGTAGGTAAAGACCTTCGTAAGACAAAGATAAGACCAAAATATGTTCCAGACCCAGAGAACGGCAATATTGAACCCAGTGCAATATTCAGATTAACAGGTGCTTGCTATATTTCACAGTTTACTATATTTGATGGCGACCCATCAGGTAACGTATATAAAGACTATACTTCAAACTTATTCACACCAAGTTTCTCTCATCATAAACTAACTTGTTTTGAGTATGCTGATGGTGCAAATGCAGTTCGTATCAAAGATAGTTTCATTGATGTAACTTCTACATCAACTGATCTTGATATGTATTATCAGAAGGTTGGTGATGTATATGATGCTGGTACAGGTAGACCAATCGAACCAGACTTCCCATCAGGTAGTCTTGACTTCCAGACAAGAGTTGAAGAGTATCGTATTGTTGGTTCAAAAGGTCAACAGGTTGGTATTTCATCTATTAAGTCTGGTGATGGCTCTACTTCTTCTACAACGATTACAGTTGACTTAGATTCAAATCTTACAGACCTTTCGATTGATACACCTGTTCGTATCTCTGGTATTAGCACATCGGGATATAATGGAATCTTCGTTGTATCAGAAGTTGTATCAAATACACAGTTTAAATATGTGGTTGGTGCTGCACCCAACAATCCACTACCCAGTCTGACAAGTGCAAACGTGAACATTGAAGTTGATACAATCAACTCTGCTTCACCATATCTATTCAACCTATCCAAGAGATCTGTCTTTGGTATGAATGGTATTCACCTCGATGGTTCTAAGGTGACTGGATTTAAGAGTGGATTACTTGCACAGTTTACAGGTAATGCACTTCAGAAAGATGATAAGGCATTTGTAAGATATAACTCAACATCTGGACAGTATGAAGACTATACAAGTGTAGATAACTTACACTTAGACCCATCTGCCATTTATCGACCAGAATACGAGTCAACCCATGTTCGTGCATCAAACGACTCAATTGTTCAGGCAGTTTCTGTGTTCGCAATCGGTCATAAGAGTCAATATGTAGCAGACACAGGTGGTGAACTCTCACTTGCAAACTGTAATGCAAACTTTGGTGAGAACGCCTTGATGTCTGAGGGTTTCAAGAAATCAGCATTCACCCCAGATAACGCTGCTTATATTACACATATCATTCCACCAAAAGAAATTACCGATGGAAATGCAAACGTTGATTACCTATCACTTGATGTAGATAAAACAATTGGTGTTGGTACAGTCACAAGATTATATTTTGAAGGATTTACAAATAAAGATGCACCGCCACCACACGTTGTAGATGGATTTAGATTTGGTGCTGCATTAAATGATAAGATAAGACTACAACTTAACGTGAATGGAAATGAAGGTGACTTTGTTTCTAAGATTGTGATGCCAACAGAGACTGGTATTACAACAAATACAGGACAGAAGAGATATATTGTTGATAATGCTGTTGGTGTAAGTAGTATTAGTTCAAATATTATATCATTAAAGACAGACCATAATCTGATTACTGGTGAATCAATTCGAGTCATTGCAAACAATGGTTTCTTACCTGATGGATTAGAAGAAGACCAAGTTTACTTCACAATTAAAGGTAGTAATGCCAATGACATCAAGATTGCAAGAACCTTAAATGATGCATTAGAAGGCACAGCACTCACAATTAATAACACTGGTGGTGAACTTGTAGTTGTCAGTCGTGTATCTGATAAGAAGTCAGGTGACATTGGACATCCAATTCAGTTTGATAATATCAATAAACATTGGTATGTTAACGTTTCAAATGAGTCTATTGATAATGAAATCTATCCTACATTTGTAGGTGTTGGAACAACTGCTCTTGGTGCAAACACACCGAAATCATACTTCATAAGAAAAGAGAACTCAAGAAGTCTTGAAGATTCAATCTATAAGTTTAGATATGTAATCCCTGCTGGTATCACAACTGCAAGACCACCAATCGAAGGTTACATTCTACAGGAGACCAGTGATACAACTGGTTCAACTGATGCAGAAATCACAGCCACATCATTAACTAACATCGATGATCAAAGAAACTTCCACTTCATCAATGAGGCAAACTGGTCATCATCAGATAATGTTGCAACGTTGATGTCAGAAGAACCACATAACTTGACTGTGGGTTCTGTTGTTAATGTTAACAAGATTACATCTGGTAATAACGCAACTGGTATCGGTAGTTCTGGATTCAACGGTAGATTCTCAGTCATAGGTATCACAAGTGCAAGAGGATTCCAATACTCATTGAACGCAAACCCAGGCTCATCTACTCTTGATGCACAGACAAGAACCGTAGATAACATGCCTAACTTCTCGAAGAATGAGTATGCACAGAGTTTCTACATCTATGAATCAGAAGAAGTTAAGGAACATATTACAGGAGAACAGGATGGTGTTTATCATTTCTC